TCCTATTTCTGTAACATAATTACGAAAGGCTTCAGTACCAGTTTTGCGTAAAACTTGCACCATAGTAGGTTTTACTAAACTCTTACTGACTTCTTGCATGGTTTCTCTTATTAACAATTTTCTTACTGGCCCTGTTAATGTGCCTAAACCTACAAACTCTAAACCACCATTAACAAGACCAACTGCTATACCAACATTTTTTGCTACATCATGAGATACACCCATGTCTATAAGAGCATTATATTGATGACCTGCTTCTATAATTGTTCCTTCTTTTGCAGAACCAGTAGCCATGCCCCATATAAATCCAGTAATAAAACCACCTTTTACAGTAATAGGTGCAAATGGGCCACCAAATAAACCTAAAGTTCCACCTGTAGCTCCACCGGCTACACCAAATTTCACACCTTCTTGTAATGTCTTAGACATTTGACCAGCAAGAGTACCTGCGTTTTCCCACATACCAGAACCATCACCTTCTAATTCTTGTAGCCTTACGCTTATTTCTTCTATACGTTTATCTATTATTTCATTGGATTTACCTAGTTCTACGTTAAGTCCTTTTTGAAAACCAAGTTTACCTTGTTCAGTTACTAATCTACCTTTTTCCCAACCTTGTGCTGCATTCTCAGGAAAATTTTGTATACCAGTAAATGCACTTTCTATAAGTGTTAAACGTTCTACATTGTCCTGTGCAATTGCTGCAAAATTAGGATCAGTCAAATGACGCATCAAAACTGGGTTTGTTGCAGCTAAATCTAAACGATTTATATTTTGCCTTTTATTTCTATCTTGTAAAATTTTTAAAGTTTCATCACTATTTAAAGAGACACCGGATGGTAAATTTAACCTTTCTGCTAATTTTTGTGCTTCACCAGTTCTATCTGGATCTAACGTAGAAACTGTATGTAAAATTTGTTTTAATTTTTTTTCTCGTTCTTTATTTTCTTCTTCATATATATCATCAAAAGGATTTTTTTCACTGTAATTTTGACTTGGAGCTAAAGAATTTAAATCATCAAATGGATTAGTAGGCATTATTCTTCCTCCTTATATGCAAATGCTTCATCTAAAGTTGCAGGTTGACCTTTGCGTACAAAATAATCAGCAATATTTTTTGACGTAACAGGTTTACCTGCTTTGCGTAAAGCTTCTTTTATTTTTGGCAATACTTCATCTGGATCAATTTTACTTATAAATATTCTTACGTTTTCACCGTTATAAGGTACGTCAACATATACATCTTGTAACCTGTCCTGATCAACAAAAAATATATTTTTATCTTTTGTATCGCCACCTCCAATAAATCCTAAAAATGGATCATTATCAATATTTACATTGTCTATTAAAACGGTATTAAGTGCTGTTTGTTTTTCTGCACGAGTTAATTTTCTTTTTAAAGTTATTTGTTGAGCATTAATTTCGTTTTTCCATGCTTCATGAATTGCCACATATTTTGCTTTTTTAGTTTTATTTTTAGATGTATATAAATCTCCCATATCAAATTTATTTAATGTATTTTTTAACATTGTTACATCGCCAGTTGCTTCTATAATTTTGGTTTCAGTATTTAAACCTTCTTGTTCTTTTTTTAATTTAAAATAAGTTTTTTCTGTTAATAAATGTCTATTTTGATCCAATTCTTCTATTAATGATGGATTTACAGCTAATTCATATAAATATTCTTGATTATCTGTTTTTGAATATCCTTTTTCTAATGCTCTTTTATCTTCTTCTTTTAATTGTTCCCATATCTGTGGACTAATATTTTTCCAACCGTTTGGTGTAGCATAAGCAATTTCTGTAGCTTGTCTTTTTAATTCATTATAGTTTTCAGTTATACCTGTTTCTGCTTCTGTATATCTTGCCTTTATTTGATTTATAGCATATTTTAATTTATCTTTGTTTTGTATAGTTGCTTTTGCATGAGCTATTAATTCTGATTGTAAAGGCAAACCTGTTTCTGAATTTATTGTGTATTGTGGATTATTAATTTTTGATGCTATAAAATCTATATCACTATTTACTAAATTTAAATAATTTTCATTTGTATATTTTTTTAATAAAGCTTCTTTGCTTAAAATTACTATATTGTTTACTATATCTTCGTTGTTTGCATCCTTACCACCTGCATTAGTTTTTGCTTTTGTAAATATACTATCTGCTTTCTTAACACCTATTTTTGTCACTAACATCATGTACAAAGGCAAGTTTTCTTGTGCAAAAGTAAATGAATTTGTATCTGCGTTATAAAATTTAGATTCAAAGGATTCTGTTTCTATACTTTGAAAACTATCTTCTTTTGTGTAATCTATTAATTCATTATTTTCATTAAAATGCACGCCATTTTTTACAAATCCACCAGTACCATCATTAGCAACATTATTACTTTCTAAAGTATTTAAAAAGTTTAAAACTGTTGTTCTATCACCACTTGTTATGTCACCTGTATTATCAAAAATAGAATCGCCTATTTCTGTACCTGTTGTTTGTGTGTAACCTGTATTAATTATCTTTTGATATTGTTTTGCAATTAAAGGATTTATAGTTCCGCTTTGTATAACGTCATTAAGGTAAGTTTGTGCAACAACAAAAGATTCTGCCGTGATCATAGAATCTAAAGTATCTTTATGTATTGTGTTATAAGTATCATTAATTAGATTTGCTCGTTGTGAACTATTAGCTAACAATCCATTTAAATCTGCAAAATTATTAGCTTGTGCTATAGCAGCAGCAGTATTAATTGCCCATTTACTTTCTGGATCTTTATAATTTTTCCAATCTCCACTAGCTTCTCTCGATAATTTAGTAATATTTGCTTGTATCTCTGCGTTTTGATATTTTTTAGATTGCACAATACTGTGCTTAGTCATACTTTCAATAGCTGCTCTTGAAGAACTTGCAGCTTTGTTCTCAAACATAAATTTAATTTCTGCATTATCAGCTTTACTTGCAATATTTTCTAATAATTCATTTATTTTTATTGTTGATTGATCAAAAGCAGTTATAGGATTATCATTTTCATCTTTATCTATTGTTGCTACAGCATCACCACCTGTTAAAGAAAGGTAATCTAATTCGATTTTATTTACTTCGTCTAAAAATTCATTATGTAATTTTGTTGTATTAGTATCATTAATTTGATCTTGTATTTGGAATGCAACTTTTGCAACATTCATTTGAGCTTGACCAAATCTTTGTATGTCATCTGTAACTACATCCTGTACAGGTTGTATTTGACCACCTGTAAATTGAGGTGCAGATCCAGTATCAATTCCTACTTGTGGTGTTTGTTGTAAAGGTACTCTTGCCATAATTAACCTTCAGATGTTCCATCAAAAAATGATTTTGGTAAATTGCTAACTATACTGCTAACACCTGTAAGCAAAGAGCTACTCATATTTAAAAATGGATTAACTGCTGATGCAGTAGTAAACAAATTAGATGCAGATACACCTAACATATCTCCTCTTATACCCATATTTACAGCACGCAATCTTTGATTGTTCATTGCTCTAACTTTATTACTATTCATAGTCAATCTATCTATTTCTTTCATCAGTTCTGCACTAGCAAAAACATTAGCAGTGCTACCTACGCCTAGTTGTATACCTCTGGCTGCAAAAGATGCTCTGGCACTTGCCATTGATTGACCTGCTTTTAACGTTCGTATTGCTGCTTGTTTGTTATACGCTCTAGCAATTTGTTGTGCTTGGCTTTCTAATAAACGTTTATTAAGTTTTGCCATGTCACGTTGATGTTCTAAATTCAACGCCTGACTTTTTAATTTATATTTTTCGTCTTGTGCTTTGTAATAATTGCCGACAATACCAGAAAAAGTACCTCCAATTCCAGAAATAATTCCTATTTTGTCTGCTGTTCCTAAACTATTCCAACCTTTTGACATAAGCTCAACACTTAGTGTTTTTTATAATATACATATACTTTATCTGTTTACGGTTACGCTATCCACCAATAGCTACTTCTAAAGTCAAACCTACTACTGTTAAAGGCAAAGGATCAGTTTGTCTTACAAATAATTGTCCGTTGTCTTGCCATGTAGGAGTTAACATAATTTTTATATCTTCTGTCTTTAATTTTGGTGGTGTTCCGTATGGTTCTGTAGTTCTTTGCTTTGCTTCAACTAACTTATCTGCACTTGGGCCAGCAAAAATTCCAGATGATTCTAATACTCTTAACCATACATGATTTAAATTTTTAACTCTACCTTGACCAAATGCTTCTACTTGCAACGCCAAAGGTAAACTTTGCAAATCACTATTATATTGCAATCCTACATGAGCAACACTTGCTGCACGTTCTAAAACAATTGTTCCATTATTAACTACTCTTTGTGGATGTACTGCACCATCTGCCAATATACTTACTGTTTTACCTTCTAAATAATCTAATCCTGATATTGTATTTCTAGCAACTTCATATGTTGTTATTGGTGTATTACGAAGATTAGCAGGTAAATCTTTATCTAATTTTGCAGTAGCAACTGTTTGACTAGAAGTAGCAATTATTGTTAAACGATATAAATTTGTACCATCGACAATTACTATCGCATCATCTTTATCCGAAATGTTTGGTGGTGCTTGGAATAAATTGTAATTAGTAGTGACAGTAACGGTTTCACCTCTTGTGTAATTTGTTCCATTAGAAATAGTTACGGTTTGATTTGTATCTGTATTTGTACCATCATATGTTGATCCAGAATCTACAAAAAAACTATCTCTTTGTGTTTCATATATTCTTGTACCCATACGTTCTATATATCTTTTTGTTGCTCCGTTAATAGTTCTTTTTATTACACAATAAACTGCGTCATCTGCACCTTCAGCAACAACTGCAACGCTTTCAAACAAACCATCAGTATCATGTTGATGCCATGCACCTATTGCTTGTTCTGGTACATAGGTAAGACCTAATAATTTACCTTGGTCATTAACAAACCAAACACAAGGCATTGGTGCTTTTGCTAATGCCATATCTAAAATTAAAAAATTATCAAACAAATGTGTTGCTCTTAATGACAAATCTCCTGTAATAAAACCATTAGCTTGCCAGTTATAACCTAATTCTCTAACGTGACCACCACGAGATGCAGCATATACCATGCTGTTGTTAACAATTACTGGTTGTGTATTATTAGCACCTACATAAGATTGTGGTTTTACTGATATAGAAGTAGGTGTTATAGCGTCACTGTTTACAGAAGTTACTCGCCATTCTGCTGATCCTGTAAGTAATAGCAATTGTGTTAATGGCACAATATGTCTAATAGTATTAGCTTCACGAGCAGCTACCCTAAATTCAATACGGTCATCATCTCTTATAGGTAAACCAAACGACATATTACTTTCTGTACCTGATTTAGTCATCCATATACTTTGTGGAGAATTGTTTGGCCCTGCAAATACTCTTCTTTGTTCAAAATAAGATACAGCACCGGGATAATTACCAGTACCAACAAAATCATTTTCATATATCGGAGGTGTCGTAGAAAAATCTGGCCCTATATTGTTATCAATAATAGTTGTACTTGCAGTCTCACCTATAAATCCAAAAATACCACCTTGATCTTTGTACACTCTGTATCTACTTGCACCTGATACGGCATTCCAAGTTATTGTATTTTTTGCGCCAGTAACAAAAATATTATTACTAACACTTGCTGTACTAGATTGTGAGCTTTCGTCTACTAAATTAGCAGCTATAGCTGTTACAACATAGTTATGATCTTCTTTTGTATCTGCATTTGTTGCGGTAGATGGTGGTAAATATGCACTTACCGAAACACCTGTAGGTGATGCTATAGGGCTACCAAAATCAATTAATTTTAATTCCCATTTTGTTGCGCCTAACCTTCTTACTTCTCTTGGTGCATGATTAGGATGCACTAATGTGATAACGTCAGCAGATTGCACATAATGCACATCAAACAATTCTGCTTCTAAATATGGATGGTGAATTTCGTAAATATTTGGATTTGTAGGCATTGCATACCAGTTAAAAGCATTTGGTGGCTGACTATTAGAATGCGCTGTTTTAGCGTAATAATTTACATTGTTATATTTTGCTATATCTCCTACTGCATAATTAGTACCACTGTTCCATGCAGCACCATCTGAATACAATAATGTTTGTCCTTGAGTATGAAATCTAAAATATCCTTGACCCATTTCAATAACCATAGTTTGCACAGTGTTAAAAGTAAAAGATAATAATCTTGTAGCTTTTGTACTGTCTTTAACTTCTCTAACAAACGCAAATCCCGGTCTGTTTTCTGCTGGTCCTTGTGGTTTAGAAATAAAATTACGCATTGTAGCTGCGCCTTGTTGATATTTTGCATCATCTATACGACCAAACATTTCCGGTGATATTTCACCTGCTGAAAATGCTTTGGAAAACGTGCGTGTTACTGGCATTTATTATCTCCCAGATGTCCAAGGTACTATATGTTCTATTGTTATATCTCTTTGTAGGTTGTCTGCTTGTTTTGCACTTGCTAAATAACCTTGCATCATTTCTATACTACGTTTTGCTTCTGCCATGCCTTGATCTCCTTTTATAATCGGACCTGCCAACATAGATGCCAAATGCCAAGACAATGTAACAACAAACAAAGGAGAAAATAATGATGCGTCAGTAATAAAAGCCTGATACCTTAACATTGCATTTTCTTGGTTTGTATAAATAAATGCTCCTTCTACTGCAAATTGTTGTGGTGTATATTGGCCAGCTACTATTGTTGGCGCATAGTTAGATGTTATACCGCCCGGAGTATCACCAGCAGACATTCTTGTAGCGTAATCGTTTTGTGCTGTCGGGGATATTATTGCTACAGGTGACATCATGTCAGCAGGTGCTACATATGCATAATCCCATTGATCTAATGTATTTGTTGTAAGTGCTAACGTGCCACGTTTTGATGCAAAATTCCATGTGTGCATTTCTAGCAATGTGTTTCTTGCTATCGGATAAAAACGTGCAGCTTTTTCTGCTTGCGCTGATCCTTCTGGTGGGGATAGCGTAGCGATTGTTGCATCATCACCCAAGTGAGCTAGGGCAAGGTTGCAAATATCTACTTCAGTTGCCATAACATCTCCTAAAAAAAAGGGAGGTTAGCAGTAATACTACTAGCCCCCAGTAAGAAAAATTGAAAAATAATGCCTACTTACTTGCTGATTCAAGTTGACTAATAAGAGTTTCTTTTGTTTGTCTTCTATCTAGTTCTAGACCAATAGTACGACCATACACTTCAAGTTCTGCTTTTGTCATTGCTTCAAAATCAATAAC